TTTTACTACGCACACATTCACTCACCTACTTCAAACTCCTGAGGGAAAGAATCCATGTGACCATCCAGGGTATTAATATGTCGTAAAGGGTCATACAAATTTTTCATCACCAACGTATCCCAAGAGGGAAACCCACACAGAAGCTCTTTCGTTGACAAACCCTTCCTACGCAAATCACGAAAATCATCCTCAGAATAAAGATTCAACACATCAGCTGGAAGCTGGCCAGGACGCATGCCTATGGCATCTATTGCTGCCCGATTAATAGCCTTAAGCGCAATATACGCATCTCGATTCGATGCATACGTACCGTACGCATGCCCTATTGAAGATAACACTATGTCTAAGGGTTCACGACGCTTCTCCTCTTTTCCATAAACGCATCGCACTAAGAATTCCCATGTCTCTCTAAATGGTAAAAATGTAGGTTGCTTTCCAGAAACACAAAAACTCTCTTTGTAAGGGTTCACAACAAATTGATGCTTTAAGAAAGTAGCACCACGATTAATAATTCTACCATCCTTAACGGTGCTACAAAAAGGGACACCATCTAAAATATCGCGAATTTCAACATTCAAATATTTCTTACAAAAAGCGGTAAAGTTAGTCTCGTTTATGAATGCCGAAATACGAGGATCCATAGTTTTGTTCCACAAGTGGTCATCTCCATAGATCACAACAATTAATTGAGTTAGTACTACTTTCTCCTCTATAATAATAGCAGCTTCGGGATCGCTGTCATATAAAGTAGAAAGAACGTGGAGAACAAATAACACCCACCACACCAAAAGTATAAAAGAATCCATGTGAGAAGTATTCAAACAACCACTGGGAACTACCCCCTCTAAACCTGCCCACTGCGTGGAGTAGAGATGCAATAACTTTACACATATATTCTTTATCAGAAATATTGTTACGCGCTTCCGTGCTGCATAATCCGCAGCTGTTGAGTCATCATAAATCAAAGTATTCGTTAAGTATAACTCTATCCACTTTGCGGAAACACTCACATCCAAACCATCCACATCGCCTTCACACATTTGAGGCAAGTATGCAGTCGACTCGTCTACACCTAATATTTTAGCTAGCCAATCTGCACCACCATTCACCCATGACTGTCCTATCCTAATAATCTTCCCTCGTTCTACGTGCATACGAAACTTAGAAACTAATCGTTCTGCTATAATAAGCACTGAAGAAGGTATCATAAACGTACGCACTTTAGCCATCTTCTGCGCCCACTGCTCATCTGTGTAACGAGACGGTCGATAATGGTAATAATGCTCATTCTTAAAGGACACCGTCCAATTAACGGCTGGTTCATGATCTACGTCTTCTAAAAATAACAGAATAGCCTCTATGTCCGCTTGGTGAACTTCGTACTTCTTCCCACTTGCAGTAACACGAACATCAGATATCTCACCCTTTATGGTTACTTCAGTTGCTTCAGTGACTCCTGCTGATGCACCCAAGTACATCCCGTCCAGATCATGGAAACCAAATTTAATTCGCTCAGTACCAATTAGGTGCCTCGTATCCAACATATTATATACTATGTCTAATGCACGCGGAACCATTGAAAACAGATACTTATCATGTTCTCGAACCCCTGGTGCTTGTTTCTGAATTTTCATCAGCGAACTTAACATTTTGTCTCCCTCCAAATTGTCCATAGCGGAGAGTACAATCTTACGCCCTTTCGGGCTATCTGTAAGCTGACGATATATAGAACGAGTTCGTAAACAAAGTACCATAAGGCTTGGTATCTCTTCTGTATCTTGCCATACATGATTCCACATCAGTGCGTCAATATGAATGTGAGGAAACGTCCATCGTACATACCATTCATCTGCATTCCTTAGTATACGACGTATAGTTGTAGAAACATCACTACTCGGTATCGCTGCTTGCGCACGCACTTTGTGAAACGGCGGTTCTATTAATGTCATTGGGCTTGAGCGAGTTAAACGAGCACGAAGATCACTTAACACATAATTCCCACTCGCTCGCACTATTAGATTATTATCTGTCAACTTATACGTAGTCTGCAAATACGCAAAGAACTTCGCTAAGTCTTCATTAATGTAAGCTACGCTGACATAGTATACCAACCCCTCAAAATGAGGTGCCAATCCACGAATAACGAGCTGACAATGACAGCATTCATGAGCACACCCTTGAACCATGTGCTCATCTATCTGTAAGTACTCACCTCCGAACCCCTCCTTATTACGTGAACCCAACTTATTTTGAAGGAACTTGGCAAGCTCATTGCCATAAGGTTGCATGTTTCTAATAAATTTATGCACGATGTGATATCGACCGAGCCCTGCGAAAACGGTAATAGGTGTAATGATATTCAAAATAATCTAAAAA